TCAGGCGATGAAGGCGACCAACTTGAAATTTTTTGGATGCGTGGAAGTGAATATCCCGACACCATAAGAATTGCAGCATCATACCCATCGGTCGAGGGCAGAAGTAGGATAGCACATTTAATGGAAAACAGCGATTACAGAAAATGGTTTACCCCATGTGTTAAATGCCATAAGGAATTTGTAATGTTGCGAGAACATTTAAAATATCCAGAAGGCGAACCCGAAAAGGCTGTTTTAATATGTCCAGAATGTGGTGAAGAACTAACCGACAAAAATAGAAAATTAATGGTTAAAAACGGACGTTGGAAAGCCACTAAACCATTTAATGGAATAGCCGGTTTTTGGGGGAATGGTATGTTGTCACCACATCCAATACAAAAAGGGTTCAAATCACATTTGCATTGGATAGCAACACAGGAGGAAATAATTGAAAAAAGTGATAATCCTGACCGAGCCAAACACGTTTTTGTCAACACATTTGATGCCAATTGTTATAAACCCGAATTTATTGAAGCCCCGGAATCATCTGAGTTATTGGACCGCAGGGAAGATTATGACCCAAGAAAACAATTGCCAGAAGGAGTTTTAATAATGACGGCAGGTGTTGATATACAAAAAAATTACATTGAGACATCCGTATGGGGGTGGGGAGAAAACAAGGAAAGTTGGTTGCTTGAACATAATATAACCCACGGAGCTCCAGATGACCCAGGGACTTGGAATGCGTTGGCAGAATATTTGCATTCCTGTCGATATCCGCACCCAACTGGACATGAATTGGCATTAATGACCGCTGGAAGCAGAGTGATGGTGGACGCAGGACATTGGAGTCAGCACGTTTTTCCGTTTACATTTAAAAACCAAAGAATGGGTGTGTATGCAATTCAAGGATCTCCAACAATTAATGCACCAATATTAGGTAAGGCTAGAGTTGCCGCATCGCCAAAGGCTAGAATATATCCAATTGGAGTTAACCAAGCCAAGGACATAATTTACACCCGATTAACATTGCAACAAACAAATGACGGCAAATTCCCATCTGGTTTCATACATTTAAACAAAGCGGCAAGTCCAATATTTGTTGATGGTTTGACTTGTGAGTATGGTAAGGAAGAAATATTTAGAGGCGAATTATTTACACGATACGTTTGTCCGCCTAGAAAACGAAATGAACCATTGGATTGTTTGGTCTATGCATTAGCTGGAAGAATTCAAATTAACCCACGATTTGCACGAGTTAAAGAAAATTTAATGGCGAAATCAAAACCACAACCAACAAAAGCTAGAAAAATCAGGAAAAGGTCTAAATTTGTTGGTGGTTTTAAAACATGAAAAAATTAGAATCTTTAGCTTCCCTTGAACGTGAATTGGATCCATTGCAACGGGTACATTTCCACATTTTAATACAAGCTAGGCAAGATTATTTAACGGCAAGAAATTGTGGTTATATAAATGAAAATGGAGAAGTTGAGGAAAAAAATTTACAATATAAAAAAGGGGGAAATGCTTTAATGGGTGGATTTAATACCCCTTTGTATAAAAAAGAACTGTATCAATTGGTCGAATATTGGAAGAGTAATGTGCCTTTTGTATCGTTAGAAGTTTTAAATATAGTAGGATTTGATATAACTGATATATTGACCAAATTAAATTATAGTTTTAACTCTAGGAAATAGTACATAAATAATAAAATCTATAAAAATAATAAAAATGTATTATTTTTTTAAATAGTGGCAGATACATCACCAAAACAATCAATTCACGCAGGCGATTCATCCAGTTGGATAAGTTCATTTAATGATTATTCAGCGGCAGAATATGAAGGTATTATAACATTCCAAAAACATGGCTTTGCACCAGTTAAATTAATAGCGACCGCAAGTGGAACAGATTTCTCGTTTACATTCCCGGCAGAAAAGTCAGCTTTAATGGAGCCCGGCAAATGGAATTGGGCAATTAGGGTTACTAAAACAACCACAAGTAAAACAATTTTAATTGGCACAATAGTTATAAGACCAAATCCTGAAAGGGTATATGAGGAAACATTCTACGAAAAATGTTTAAAACTTATAAAGGATGCCATTGCAAACCGTTTGGTTGACGTTCAAGAATCTATTAGCATTTTAGGACAAGACATAACAAAAGTTCCAATTGCTGAGTTGCATACATTACAACATTATTACCAAGCCCAAGTTAATAAGGAACGCAAATTTAAAGAACAATTAATAACTGGCAAAAAAACACGCAGAAGCAGAATATACCTTAAAGACTAATGGCATCCAAATTTATATTCGACAAAAAATCAGGCAAGTTAAAATTAAAACAACAAGCTAAAAGAGCCTATGGGGCAGTAATATCTGATCAGTTGCAAGAAGGTTGGACAACTCCTTTAAGCAATGCCCATTCGGAATTTAGAGGTGGCATTGTCAGGTTGAGAAATATGACAAGGGATTTGGAGCGATCCAATCCGTATGCAATTAGATTTCTAAATGAATGGGTGACCAACATTGTAGGAACTGGATACACTTTTCAAAGTTTGGCTGTAAACGCTCAGGGAAGAGAAGATGAATCTGCAAGAATACAAATTGAGGAAGCATGGAATGATTGGAAAAAAGCAAGAAATTGCTGTGCTTCTGGTGATATGCCCTACAATGAATTTAAAGCATTAAGTGAGAGAGCTTGTGCAAGGGACGGAGGAGTATTAATACAAAAATTAAGAGGATTTGATAATAAATATGGTTTTGCCATTAATGTGTTGGAAATTGATCGTTTGGACGTCAATTATAATGATAGAAAATTAAAAAACGGCAATCAAGTTATCATGGGAAAAGAAATTGACCCTTATGGTTGGAATAAACCTATTGCCTATCACATATTGGGAGACCACCCAGGGGAAACATACACAAGAAGCGGCAGAACAAGAACAAGAATTCCAGCCGATCAAATAATCCATCGATTTTATAGGAAAAGATTAGAATCCGCACATGGTGAACCATTAATGGTTGGTGCAATATCAGGATTAAGACATTTGGAAAAGTTTGAGGAAGCAGAACAAATTGCTGCAAGATTGTCGGCTTGTGCTACTGTTGCAATTGAAAGAGACAGTTCAATGCCGTATGAAGGCGACGAATATTTGGATCAAGAATTAACACCCGGTGGTAAATTTGAATTAGAACCCGGGGAAAAAGCAACCTTGTTAAATCCAACACATCCAAATGCTAATTATGAAAGTTTTAGAAGAGGAGTTTTGCAAGGTGTTGCGTCTGGTTTATTAACAAATTATCCAAATTTAGGGCAAGATTACGGTGGAGTCAGTTATTCATCATTGAGGGAATCAAAATTAAACATTAAGGCATTAACAAATGTTTACAGAATGTTAAATATTGAAAATGAGGAAGAACATATATTTAGAGCTTGGCTTGGTTATGTCATAAGAACAGGGCAAATAAAATTGCCAGCTTCCAATTTTGAAAATTTTGCCAAAGCAAATTTTGTTGGAAAAGGTCATGAATGGGTTGATCCATTAAAAGATGTTAAAGGATTGGAAATGGAATTGTCAATTGGTGCTACCAGTTTAAGCAGAGCGGTTAAAGAACGTCTTGGAGTTTCATTGGATGTTATAATTAAAGAACGCCAAAGAGATATAGAAGCATTTGAGAAAGCGGGTTTGCAAGTTCCAGCCGTTTTGCGGGAACCAATCGATGAATCAAATCTATTAAATGAAGAAAATTAATATATAAGTTATAATATGGAAATAGGATACAGAACTTTCAAAGTGGAACGTGCCGAGGATGATGAATATCCAAGAGGCATTCTTACTACGGAGCAACCAGTTGCCATGTACGATTGGCAAAGAGCGGATTACATTCCAGAAGTTTTATTAATGTCAGGAATGAAAGCCAGAGGCAAAACAATTAAACTTTTGGATACACATAAAACAGATTCCGTCAGCAATGTTTTAGGGTCATTTTCAAATCTTGAACGCAAACAAGCTGGAGATAGAGAAGTCCCTTATAATTTTGTGGAAGGTAGGATCGAGGTTTCATCAGTTCATCCAGAAATTAAAACTAAATTGGATGAAGGACATATTAATGAAATGTCAGTTGGTTATAAATACACAGAAGATAAAACTGTATTTATTCCAAAAGGCAAAAGTAAAGAAATAGATGGTCAAAAATTTGAAGGTCCTGTTAATATACGAACTGAATGGCACGCTGAAGAGGCTTCATTGGTTCCACTGGGTGCAGATTCTCAGGCACAAATTAGAGGTTATAAAGATTTTAAAGAAGCACAGCAAAAAATTTCACGCCAATTAGGTGAATCTGAAAGCGAGCTTGAGGATGTGACAATCCAAAAAGCTGAAACCCATGACAAGGTTAGCACCGAAGAAAAACCCAATGGTGAGAAAACCCAAACAATAACAACCGAAACACAACAAAAAAACGATATGGAAAATATTGAAAAAAATGATGGTGTCGAGGAACAAGTTAACGCTGCTGTTAAAGCAACCAAGGATGCATTTGATAAACGTGCAGACGCCATTTTGGCTCTTGGTGAGGAAGTAGGAGATTCAAATTGGGCTCTCTCACAACTTCGCTCTGACAGAAGTGTTGAACAGGTTCAACGTGAAGCCATTCAAAAAATAAAAGAAGATTCTAAAAGTTTAGGATCTTTATCACAGCCCGAGCCACTTGGGCTTAATAAAAAGGAAAGCAAGTCTTACTCCATAACCAATGCTATGAAAAGTTTGGTTAACGGGGGAACAGTTGAAGGCTTGGAAAAAGAAGTTTCTGACGCAATTGCAAAACGCAGTGGAAGAGAAACACATGGCTTTTTCCTTGCATCACAAAGAGACCTTGTTGCCGGTACTGCAACTGATGGAGCTGAGCTTGTTCCTACAGACACAAGAGGCGGAGATTTCATCGATGCATTAAGACCAAATATGGTTACAATGCAAGCTGGAGTCAGAGTCCTTAATGGTCTTAAAGGTGACGTTTCTATTCCTAGAAAATCATCTGTATCAGAAGCAACTTTTAAAGCTGAAGTAACTGCACACTCAAATACTGAGCCACAGTTTGAATCTGTAACATTAACTCCAAGACATCTTGGAACCTACACTGATGTTTCAAAACAGCTCCTTGCTCAAGGTTCACCTGACGTTGATGCTCTTATCCGTGACGATCTAAATAAAGCAATTGCTGTTGGATTGGATAAAGCTGTTATACAAGGTGCTGGAAATGGTTCAAATGCTCCTCAAGGTGTTATTGGCGCAACTGGTGTTTCTGAAATCACTATTGCTGATAACAGTGGTGGAGAGCCAACTAAAGCTGAACTCCATGCATTCCTTAAAGCTCTTGATGATAACAATGCATTAAGTGGCAACTGTACATGGATCACAACTCCAACAATTGCCGCAGCCGCTAAACAAACTCTTCTTGATAGTGGAGTTTCTGGCTACCAGTGGAACATGGAAAATAACACAATGCTTGGATATCCAGCATTTAGCACCGCAAATATTCCTGCGGAAAGAACCATATTTGGTGATTTCTCAGAATATATTCTTGGTGTTTATGACGGAATCGAAATTGTTTATGATCCATTTAGTGGAGCAAAAACGAGAACAGTTACTTTTGTTCTTAACCTTATGTGTGACGGTGATGTCCGTCAGCCCAAGGCATTTGCAACATCTGACGATGGTTCTTAATTAAATTTGAGTGGGGAGGATAAAACCTCCCCATTCATTTTATAAAAAATGTTAACATCCAAAAATTTCAAACAGGAACAAATGGCTAATTCTATAACAGTTAAAATTTTAAATAATGTTTCAGCAAATGGTAAGTCAGTTAAAATTGGCGACGTAGTTGAACTGGAACCAATAGTGGCAAATTCATTAATTAATTACGGTGACGCAGAAATTTGTGACGAAAAACCAAAAGCCAAAAAAGCACCTAAAAAAAAGGTAGCAAAATCCAAACCTCCAGTTAATGCCACAAGGTAATGAGTTTAAAAGACGCAGTGGAAGCCCAGTTTAAATTTGCATTACGCAATGGGTCCGCAGCTTTAAACATAGACGGCAAAGAAATACAAGGATTGTTGGTCGAGCCGCCAGTTACAGAAGGAGATCAAAGGAGAGGGCGCCAAAGATCAATTAAACGTGCCATTGTGGGCGTTTTAAAATCAGATTTGCCAAACATACCAAACCCTGGGACTATTGCAAAATTGGATGATTGGAATTGTGTTGTATCAGAAGAGGGCATTGAGGAAGAATCATTTGCTTACCGCATACCATTAAGAACACCATAAAATGCCTATTGTTTTATCGCCAACAACTCTTGAAAGTTTTGCAGAGAATAGAATTAAGGATTTATTGGAAGCTCAGGTTGTAAATATTCCAGATTCTAACATTTTAACTGGTCACACAATATCGGATGACGGAATCGACCAAACAGCTCCTGTTATTGTTGTAACTGTTACAAGAGAAGAGGAAGATATTCCAGGGTCAGGTTGGTGGATTTGCACAGTTGAAATTGAATTGGATCCAAGGGATTTAGGCGATGAAACAGTGGATGATATTTCTTTAAAAGTTGAAACCGCTATTGGTGACGGTGGCTCTGACATTGAAACACAACTAACAAATGGTAGATTAAAATGCATGACAGGTTCTGTTTATTACGACCAATCCTTCGATTATGATCCCGCATCAACGGAATTATCCAGATTTTTTAAATTTACCGCCTCATTTGGGCTAACCTCATCTTAAACTATACAAAACAAAATTTTAATTATATATTATTATTATGCCATCACCAACATACGTAGACGGAGCAACAGGAATGCAGAAAGGCGTCAAAACCGCCGAAACTGGAATTAAAATTGAATCCATAGAATGGTCAATAAATGATCCAAAAGAATACAGCATGGATCGTTTTGGTGGACATGATGGATTCTGTCATAACTTTAATCCGTCAATTGAAATTACTGTAACAGGTGAGGTTTCAGATGAAAATAGTGGAGTGCCTATTGCGGAGTTTGGAACAGCAATAACATTTGCCAATGAAACCAATTGTGCCTTAACTAATTCTGATGCAAATTTCGCAAACATACCAAACACTGGTGGTTTTTATCCCGAGGAAATTTCATTTAGTGAATCAAGGGATGGATTTAGATCAATGACAATCAGAACAATATCCCATCCAAGTATAACCTAAAAATATATATATTCCCTACGGGGCAGTTTGAGTGAATAAATCAGAGCAATTAGCAAAGCTAAAATCGGGTCATTATATAACATCCTCAACGGATCTTGCGGCATCATTAATGGCTTGTGGGTGTAACCCTTTACAGTCATCACCTTGCACCAATACTTATACGGATAAAAAACCGTACAGATCTGGAATGCCCGGGGAAGTTTTATATCACTTGGAGAAAGAAAGTTCCACATTTAATGCATCGACCGAAAAGTTAGCACATGGTTACAACAGCAAAGATGCAAACGAGGTTTTGGATTCATTAATTGAAAAAATTGAGGATCTAAATTTAAAAAATCAAATTAAGGAACAATTACCCTTGGCTATTATGTCACACCATCGAGCGGCAATGGGCAATCGGTCGATTATTCGCAAATGGTGGCGAAAAGTGGAACCTTGGGTATCAATAAAAAGAAATAATAAAATGTTTTTGTTGCCAAGAACAGCAAAGAAAACAGCAAAAAAATGGGGGATAATTAATGACTGATAATTTTGAAGATTTAGCAGATGAAGCCTTTGAGGACAGTGCCCAATATGAATACAATGGCACTCCATTATATTTTTCATACCGACATTATTATGCGTTGTTAGCAATAATGGCAGAATCGGAAATGTCTGCAGAAGAACAAGTTTTGCTAATTTTTTGGGTTGCAACACATGATGGAGAAAAAATAAAGGAGCTAAGACGCAATTGGAGAAAGGATAAGGACTTTGTTTTTGATGAATTTGAAGCAATGCCAGAAATTTACGAATTACGCCCAGGGTCTAAAGAATTGTTGGAAATAGCTGACATTGCTGGAAAAATATGGAGCGATGTGGAAAATAGTAAGGATCAAATCAAAGAATCCAAACCTAATGAAAATTTGCCAGATACATCCCCAAAAAAGTAGGAGCGGCAGGGTATTATGTAGCCGCATTGACCAAAATTTTACCCGGGTTTTCAATTAATTATTATTTATATGAATTGCCGTACAGTCAAGGGTTGCAAATGCAATCCATTGTTTATGCACAAAATGGAGTGGAATTTGTCGAACCTTTTACAAATAAAACCGATAAAAATATAACCAATTTTTTTGATCTATAAAAACAAAATTATTTTTTTATATTATACCAATGATTAATACCAGAGCAGTAATTGTAAATAAAAGGCAATGGCAATCAGCAATGAATACATGGTTAAAAGCCAAAAGAGGTGCTTCCCATGATGATTGTATAAACAAATTTGGATCAGAAAGTTGCTTTACTGCGATGAGATACACGCCAAAAGCAAGGGTTGGCAAAATTAATGCATATGACCCTAAAAAAGGAGGAAGAACATTTAGGCAAAGGTTGTTGTTTGCAATGGCAGCCAAAAATGGCATTACCAAAGGAGGCGGCAAAATGACCAATTATGTAAATAAGGTTTTTAACTCAAGGAAAAGAAGTATTGGCGCAGTTAAAGCTGGATTTATACGCCCCGCAATGGATCTTGGCAAACCCATGAGAATAAAACCATATTCTGGGGGTAGTGCTTCAAAATCAAGAGGCTATAAATCAAAAAGGTTTAAAATGAAAGCAATAAGTTTTAATGAGGTTGATGGTGCAGGAGAGGTTGCCTATCAACCTATGAACAGAGCGATGGCTTTTACAATACAAAGAGAACACAATTGGGCAATTAGGCGTTTACAAAAAGCAAACAATGCCTTTAGTGCAAAAAGATATTAAATTATGGCAACAAGAAAAAGTAGGCTAGAAACACAATTTACTGGAGACGATAAACCCTTCCAAAGGGTTGCTGCTAGGGTAAAAGCATCCGTTACAAGATTAAGAAGTGCTGCAAGTTCATTGCAAGGAGGCTTTGCTTTTATGGGTGGCGGAATGTTGGTTAAAAGCACAATCGACCAAGCTGATCGAATAGGTAAATTGGCAACAAGATTTGACGTTTCAGCAGAAGCACTACAAAGGTTAGGGCATGTTGCTGATTTAGGTGGTTCTGATCTTGAAGCGGTAGCAAAGGGGCTTGGTGATTTAAACAAACGAGCAAAGGAAGCTGCTGTTGACGGGTTGGAAATGTATAATAGAGAATTTGAATCTTTGGGCATCGATGCTCAGGAATTTTGGAAACTCGACCATGAGGAAAGGTGGTTGGCAATGAGTGATGCAATTAGAAACGCAACAAACAGAAACGAGGCAATGGCTGCATCCGAAAAATTAATGGGAAGAGCCGGTAAAGAATTGTTTCAAATTATGGAACAGTCTAGGGAAACACAAATAGCTCAAATGGATCAAATCAACACATTATCTGATGGGCAAATTGATAGAATAGAGGAATTAAAAGATCATTTTACAACATTAACCAAAAATGTAATGACCGAATTTGCCAAAATAATTGTGCAAGTTTGGGAATGGATTAAAAAATTAGGTGATGAATTAGGAAGGGCTGGAGCATTAATTGCCGCTTTATTTGATCCTCATACCACTTTTGAGGATGTAAATAAATATTTTGATGAAGTTAAAAAGGAACGTGAAGAACAAGCCGCACATGAAAAAAAATTAGAAGAGGATAGAAAAGCCCGACAAAAAGAGCAACAAAAGGAAATTGAAAAAAGAGCCAAAAAAGCAGCGATTACTGCAACTGTAGGATTTACACCTTCGGGGTTGGGCGGATTTTTTGGACATTCAGGCAAAAGTGGAGTTTCCCCTATGGCAACCAAATCATTGGCACAGAAAAACATAGACCTGCAAAATTCAATATTAAATGAATTAAAACACTCAAGGAAAATAATGCAGAAAGCCACAACATAATGCCAGAACCAACATACAAAGGAAATGCTAGTTTATGGAAACAGCAAAGAGGAACCGTTTTTGGAACAAATGAAAACGGACTTGATTATATTGAATTAACTTTTAGAGGCCCATCAAATACAGCGTTAAATTTTAGATCTCAATACACAAAGGGTACAGCTTGTCCAGAGCCAGGGTTTGCACATTGTTCCTTAATTACAGCCCCAGAAATATCTGAAGATTCAATTGGGTTTTCCTCTAC